GTAAATATCATATAAACAGGCGTGGGATTTGACCCGTACCCCATAACGCGTGGGGGGGCTATTTGTCCGATTTGCGTGAATTACATTTGCGGCATAAAACCTGAACATTTGACCAGACCGACAATCCGCCATCAGCTAAAGGTTTTATATGGTCAGCCGTTAAATCTTTTGTGCTTTTACAAATGGAACACCAAGGTTGGGCCTCTCGCGCCGCCTTGGATAACTTTCGCCATTCTGCATCGTAGCCACGATCTAATCGTGAAGGTCTTTTGCGTTCACGCACCCGCGCACAATTGATGCACCTAGTTGCTCGAACAACAACACCGCAATCAACGCAGGGTCTAGGAAGCATCGTCACTCTTTAACAAATAAGTAACTGCTTGAGTAAGGCTATTGATGTTGTCTTTGAAGTAACCAAGACCAACATTACAACGCAGGCATAGTAGCCCACGCACTTGTTCTGTTGCGTGGTTGTGATCTACTGCTAATCCGTTCTTGCTTTCCTCAGCATTGATACCACATATAGCGCACGAATAGTTCTGCGCTTGTAGTAACGCTTCATAATCCTTTTTCGGAATATCAGTAATGTTGCGATGCTTAATGCGACAAGACCGACAAACATCATAGCGACCATCAGGAGTGCGCCGATCATTGTGGAAAGCATCTAAGCTCTTGATCTCTTTACAATTGCGGCAACTCTTTGTGTCAATCGTCATCTCTATCGAAATCAACAATCGGTTCCGGCATTGATGAGTAGAGTGAGTAAGCATTGAGAGATGATGTTGAAGCGCGTGATAACAATGTTTCAATCGCATCAAATGATATTGCTTGGTCGGTGCTGACCTCGGTGCATACATCACCAATTGAAACGCTAATCATTATCATTTGCTTAACTCCAATCGGCTATCAAGTAAGTCATCAATAAACTTATTCACAAGATGTTTCTTGCTATCAATTGTTGTTTTGCGTGAGGCAATTGCGTGAGCTAAGGCTTCATCAATCTCTTCAATGGTTTCAGTATCGGCATCCATAATCATCCTGTAAATGAAAAAACCTCAGCCGTTGGATAACGGTGAGGGTAATGAGTAGATAGCGATTCCTGTTACACATAGTGTAAGGCATAGAATTGAACCAACTGTCAAATTTAGTTGGTTTTATCTCTCATCTTGATAATCGCTGCCAAGTCAAACAATTTACCCTTTTGCGGAATCTGATTGCCTCTAACGATCTTATACACCGCCCGTTGCGTAATGCCAAGCCAAAGGGCAATCGCCTCAATGTCTAAATAGAACCGCCGATTGGGATTGCTCATCGCAAGGGCAATCAATCTGATAACACTCCAAGAGTTCTTGCAGCCGTGACAGGTCACGCCCTTCTCTAAGTTCTCAACATCAATCACAACGAACTTCTTGCAATCATCAGTTGGGCAAGGGATTCGGCGGGGCTGTTCCTTGAATCGTTTGGCTGCTGCCATTCCCTTTGAATATAGCTCTTTAACTTCATCCGCAAAGTCTTTCGCCCAATCCTGTTGGATGCTCCAATCAAGGTGAGCAATATGAAATTGGCAGGTTGCCTCAACCTCTAAATCCCTTGTTCGCTCTTTGACCATAAGTGCCGGCGGTGTCAGTTTGCGCTCTGCCCTGATGATCTGTTCCCATCCGTGAAGGATGGCTATCAACTCAGTTGCCATTGAGAAATCTAAGGCGTTCACATTGATTCCAATTGAACGCTCCGTTGAAGGTGAGCCTGAGCCTGATCTGCCTGGCGTGAGATACATTCCCGCTTCATACTGCAATTCAGGCAACTCAATCAATTGACTTTGAAGGTTGAATCGGCAGGTAAAGCAGGCACCCTCATTGCGAGATGGTCGAAGGCAGATGTTGCAAGTAAGTTGCTCGGTTTCCACTAGAACGGTATCCCATCGGTTGAAGTAGCTGATTTCGGCGGGAACCCGCCATTGCCAAAGTAATCGGGAAGTTCTTGGGCAAATAACCCGAAGTCACGGCATTGATGCTCGGCAAGCACAATTGGGTTCTTTGCCCACATCCTTGCCCCGACCCTTGGCGTTGCCTCAAAGGTTCGCCCTAGTCGGTGGATTTGGTAGGTTCGTAGCCCTGAAACCTTGGCTGTGATCTCTGCCAAAAGGTTGAGTGGGGTCGGGTCAAGTTTGGTTGGAATTGCTGTTGAGCTGTGACCAGCCCAAATTAGATTGCCGCAGTTTCGGCAATCAATGGCAGAAAATAAATATTGACTCATTTAGTCGTTCCTGTACCGATAATGATGGTGTTCCTCTTTCCGTATATATACATATACGGAACGGAACGAACACCGATCACGCTCATTTCTGCCTGTGTTCCCTTTTTGAAAAAGGAACACAAAAGGAACGGAACGAACACCTAGTTTGCCCCCAAGTAAGAGATTTTTGCATCAACAAAGCTGAAATGACTTTTGCCCATATCGGAAAGATAAAGAACAAATGAACGATCATTGCCCTTATTCTCAATCCAACCACCTGCCACCAAATCGCCAATGATGTTGCCAATTGACTCCTTAGAACCTGCCACCCCATCTTGAACCATTCGGCGGGTACTGCCAGGGTGATTGTGAATGAACTCAGCCACCTCTTTGAGTTTCTTAAATTCCTTATTGGCATCTGCCTCATCTTCCCGAAGTGGCACTCCGATCACATATTCCATTTGCGGGCGAGTTGAATCAATGGTGAAGATAGCCGCTTCCTGCATCCGATCTTTACCCCTTTGCGCCCCTGCCTTTCGGCGCACATCGCCAATGCGATCTTTAGTCACTCGCAACGATATTGTGCCGATCTTGCCGGGGGCTAACAATTCAATTGGCTCGCATAGGTAGGCAGCACCATCAATTGTTGCCAACTTGCTTTGCCCGCCGATGGCAAACCGCCCGCGTGTTTCTGCGTTCTTAGTAATGTGATCAATCAGCACAACGGCAGCGCCTGAGGCTTTTGCTACCGTTCTTGGAAAAACTCGCATCCAACGGGTAATTTCGTCATTGTCTTTGGTCTGCCCGCCCCACATTGTTAGGGCTTCGGTTACGCCGTCAATTATTACTAAATCCGACCTGTTAGGTTCAAGAATATCTTGCCAATATGGGTCAGTTACATCTCTAGGGCCGTCAGGTCGAATGTAAGAAAAGTATTGCAGCAGGTTCGCCCGACTCACCCCTAAGGTTTTGAGTCGGTTTACAATGTCAATTGGGTCAGATTCAAAGTCAATATAGATAACTTTTCTGTCAATTTTGAGCAATTCAGCGGTAGCAATTTGCGCAATCCAAGACTTTCCCGACTCGGATTCACCATAAAATGAGTGAACTTTGCCAGGATAAATCAACCCTGCGCCGTCACTTCGCTTGAGGATTGTGGCTGTTGGCATCTGAAACAAGCCATCATAGAAATCATTTAGTTGGATTGGCTTCCAACTTGACTCATCATCGCTTAAATCGGCTGTGGTGACCTGTGGCGGGGCTTCGATGGCATTTGTTGCCAATAGGTTATTTGTAGGTTGCAAATCTTTAAGCTCTGTTGCCCCGTAGCCAAGATTTCTTAATTGTTGGGCTGCCTGCTTGAAATCCCCGCCTGTGTTTAGGTGAGCATAAACTGCAAACTTTGAGTAAGAACTTTCTGAGTCAAAGATGGTTGAGGTTGAGAATACAAATAACTTATCGTTACCGTTGAAGTTCGTTGTAGCTGAAATGCCTTCGGTTTTGTTCGGTCTGCGCCAAACTGTTTTATCGGCGGTTGAATAAACCTTTGTCCACCCAAGGGGCAAGAGGATTTCATCCCAAGTTGTGCGGGCGTTGTAATCGTCACCGGGGCTTAAGGTGCCATCGTGTTTGGCAACCACATCTGCCTGAATTACTTGCGCCTTTGGCATTTCATCAAACATCGCAAAGATTTGGTGAAGTGCTGATCTTTCCTGCATCGTAATCTTTGGGATTGCCTCAATTGAACCGCCAATTAGTGTCCAATTGCCACCGTTGGGGTGCGTTGAACCGCCCGATGGCGCGGTGATGGTGAACCCGCCTTCGCTTCGCGTTTCGGCAAACACATCCACACCACCATTTTCGCCTGGCTTTCGGGCTAACTTGGTGTTGCCAGGAATCTCGCCGTCAATGATTCGGTAGAGCCAATGTAATCCGCCTGATGGGGTTATCTCAACATATCCCGCATTTAGGCGCTGCCAAAGTTCGCCTAACCCTGAGTTGTTGGCAATCTCAGCAATATCAAGGTGCATCTTTTGTGATACTGCTCGACCTTCAAGCTCTAGCATCTCAAGGTTGCCTGATACCTTGCCCGTGATTACACCAATGCCATCAACATCGTGCTTAAACCAAAGCAATAATTCATCGGCAGTTGGCAGTTGCTCTTGATACTTTTGCCAAGATAAGGCGGGGCGCTTGCTTCCGTCATTTGCGACAGGAACAACGCTGATGCCCTCAGCTAAGAAGCGAAGTGCGGTGGTGAGGGTTGCGTTATTCAATTATTTGTGCCACCAAACGCCCAACAATCCACTCAACCACCGGCACCGCTACCGCATTTCCCATTTGCTTATAGCGGTTTGAATCGGCTTGCCCTGATGTCCAATCGTCAGGGAAACCTTGCAGGCGTTCACATTCAACGGGTGTTAAACGGCGAACGGTTTGATTCTCGGCAATTGCGTGAGGTGAAGTTGTGTCCACCGTAAACATCGGTTCGCCATCATCTTTGTAACCTTTACCGGCAGGGCCATTTTCATCAGCTCTACCAATAACGGTGTTTTGTATCGGATACACATTTGAATTCAAAAAAGATGGTGGTTGCTGACTTGCTTTTAATGTTGGAGATACATCTTCAAAAGTGTTTGCGTTACTTCCAAATTGTGTATCAAATGCAATTGTTTCTATCTCCGCACTATTATCAAAAACCATTGGCACATTTCCCCCGCCTGTTCCATATCTCGCAACAACTGTTGGCACGATGCCATCTTCATAAACTCGCACATCGTTCACGCGAGTTCCATCAATAATCAAATGAGATGATTTGCTTGCATTTGCTCTTAACGCATTTTTCACTTTTGCCTCAGCCCAATTTTCCTCAAATAATGATTTAGGTTCAAATAGAATCAAAACCGTTGCTCTTGTTTCACTTGCGTTGTCAAATACATTCAAAGTTGGCACTACCCCCCCCGAAATCCAAGTTTCGTAATCATCTACATTTTGCGCTCGGCGCGATTTAGTCCACCACATCAACAACCTGCAATAAACCTGAATTAACGGCTTGGTTTGAACCCATCCCTTTTGTTAAATCTGAAACTGTTAGTGCCTCAATTATTCTTGAGTTGTCGCTAACATCTCCAACGCTGTCTGAAGTTGTTGAGGTAGAACCTTTCCGCGTTTGTTTGCTCGCCTCAAGATACCTTGCGCGGCCTTCGCTGATAGCGAGTATTTCCGCAGGTGTTCCCCCTGAACCTCTAAGACATCCGACAATGAACACTCTACGGCGGCGTTGGGGAACTCCGAAGTGTTGAGCATCAAGCACTCGCCACGCGACATCAAACCCGATGCCATCCAACGCTGTGATGACTGTTGCCATATCTGCTCCGTCATTTGAGGATAATAAACCAGGCACATTTTCGAGAATGAAGTTTTCCGCTTTGGTTTCGGTAAGGAGTCTGACGATTTCCCAAAATAATCCTGATCTACTTCCCTGAAGTCCAGCTCGCTTTCCTGCGACTGACAAATCCTGACAAGGGAAACCACCGGTGATGATTCCTCGCTTTGGGTTAAATCCTGCTTGAATAAGTTGTTCACCTGTTACCCCCGTGACATCGCCAAAGATTGTTGAGTTCGGGAAGTGTCGGCGCAACACATCCTGAGCTTTTTTATCTATTTCTACACTCGCAACAACTTTCACACCTTGGCGTTCAAGTGCTAAATCAAATCCACCGACACCCGCAAATAGTGAAACGGCGGTGATCTCCCCTACCATTCCAACGCCATCCAAAAGATGCCGAAGTCAATTGATAGTGTCCATTTGTCAATAACAATTCCTAAGCCAAAACCTTTGCGCGTTCCAATTGACATATACAAACCATCTTT